ACTTGCCGACGCCGTGACGACCGCGCAGAAGCACGGGCAGCTTGGCGTCAAGGATGTGAGGAACGACAGAGAGGAAAGTTGCGAAGTCTACAGCCATGATGGGCCTCCGGGGAAAGAGCGAGGGTTCATCCCTCGCTGACATAGTAAATATATCATAGGTGCGCTTAAAGCGCAAGGAAAATCTTGTCTCTAAATGTCACACGATTACGAGGTCGTAAGAAATGCCGATTGAATCGAGATAATCGCAGACCTCACGAAGCTGGTCATCAGACCAGAGTTGGATCACGCGATCACTCATGTGGATGGATGCGATGGGGCCAGTGACGAGATAGGACATTGAATCCTCCTTGATTACTTCACAAGTATACACGAAGCCTCCCCTCATTACAAGAGGAGACTTGTCATTAAATGTCTCAGAGTGTGTCGGCAAAGCCGAGAGCTTCGCGAGTTTCGGCGGCCTCATCCTCGCCATAACGCCCATAGCGATAGGCGCGCTCGTCGGAGGTCGGAAATGCCTCCTTGATAAGTTTAACGCCATCCATCGCGTTGGGCTTGAGGACAACCGGCGAAGCGGAAGCGTGCGCCTTGCCTTGCTGGATCAGGCTATCCATCTGCGAGGGAGTGAGCCAGATGTCGCCGTGACCTTGCGGGCTCGACACCTTAACGCACTTGCCATCCTGATCGTGATAGTCCACAGCAGACATATCGAACGCTGTAACGAGATACATATGGTTCTGGTATTCACCGTTCTGCCAGCGACGATTGAAGACCATCGAGCCGATGTTGACGTTCAACTCGCGAAGTTTATCGTATGCGGTCTGACGATACTTCTTAGAAAGCACCTTGTAAACTTCGTAATCCTCCTTGACAGTAGGGCACACGCGTCGGGTATGTCCATAGTCGCCACAATAGCCACACTTCACAGTCTTCATACGCTCGGCTTTCGCCGCCTTGTTCGTGACCTTCTTTCCAGTCGCAAGGTCGATCTTCGTGCGCTTGAGGTATGCTTGACGTGCTTCCTCGGCGCGCCTCACGTGATAGTTGACGTTCCACTCTCGCGCCTCGTTGACTTCAGCCTCGGTCCCCGATCGCAACTTGTGATCATACTCGCCGTTCCGATAACGCTCGGCAAGCCGCTGCTGTGTCTCATAGCGATCCTTGATCTCTTGAGTGAGGCGCGGGCACTTGCGCTTGTTGTGGCCTTGCTCAAAGCAATAAGAGCAGCGAATGGTTCCAGTGTATGACGGCATGGGGTTCTCCTTGATTACCCTATAAGTTTAACGGATGCGGTGAAATAAATCAAGTCACGAAATGTCACGAACGTGAGACAAGGATGAGGCTTTCTTCGTGGCATCGCCAGATAGTGCCGTTCAAAAGCACCCTATAGTGGCGAGTAGTGAAGAAATCACCATTCGGACCAGAGACTTCGCGGCTCGTCTGGATCCCCTGGATGATCCCCACGCCGGATCCGCGTCCCGACAACGGGTTGGGTCGTCTAACTTTAACGAGATCGCCCTTCTTATAGATCATCGCGGGTCTACCTCCAGCAAGACGATCCCGGCGTGAAAACCTCCGCGCTCCTCCTCCTTACGGACGGCAGTGCTCAACACAACCTCCCACTCCAGATCGTTGAGGTAGCAAAATGCTTTTACAACCTCGATCATATCTGCGGCTTCTTCATAGCAGGGGTTATCCACAAACTCGCCAACTTCCTCGCGCATCTTTGCCGCGAGCTTTGCGATGTGCTCGCCTTCGCCCAAGACGCGCCGCCACTTGCAAGTTCTGCCATCTTCCTCAATAATCTGAGGGATTCCATCCCTAACTAACTTCATTTTACAACCTCCAGTTGATGACGCAGCCATTGGGACGGCTCGCGAAGGTCTGCCCTGCGACTAAACAGTTGAACCAGATATTGCTGGATCCTGTAGCCACTCGGATGATCGCTCACTTCCATGATCATCCCCATCGGGTGGCCATCGATCCTAACAACTTTAACTAAATCACCGACTTTCATTGATTACCTCCAGGTATTCAGGCTTGAAACTCTCTCCAGTATGTAAGTGAATCCATATGCTCGCGCATCTCACTCTGCCATTTCTCATCACTTCCTTTCTGGCGATTATGCCAGTTGTGCCATCATATTTAACTCTTACCAAATCACCGACTTTCATTTACTACCTCCAAGTCTCTGGTCAGATAGCGACGGTTCGCGGCTTTTGCGCCAATAAGCTGAAGTTCATGGATCTTCTCGTTCGTTCCTTCAGCATACGAGCCACGCGGCATAAACGACTTTACAATCAGCCCCACCGATCCCAAAGGGACGCCGATCTGGGCTCGCGTAACTTTAACTAAATCACCGGCTCGCATTGATTACCTCCATATCTTCCTCGGTCGCGTGGGTCAGTCGCCCACTCTTGACGTTCTGAACCTCATAGACCCAGCACACTCTATCGTGCCACGTCCTGATGATGAGCCCTGTGATGCGGGGCTGTCCCCACTTCATTCTAACTTTAACGAGGTCACCGACGTTCATTGATTACCTCCAAGCGGTTCACGTTGTAGTCTTCCTGCTCGCCATCCACGCAGCGCAAGATCCTGCGGCGTGTCGAGTCGCTGTCGCTGCTCGCGACGATGAGCCCCACCGTGTGAGAGTTAGCCTGCTCGGTTGTATAACTGAGCCTCGCCACCAACCTCTTCCGCGCAACGTGCGAGAAGTCATAAACTCTAACCAGATCACCGACTTTCATTGATTACCTCCAGATCCATCGCAAGATAGGAAACGACTGGACGATCGCCAGCACCAGACACGCGCACATCAATAAAGGCGTGATCGAAGCTGGAGTCATTGGCGTGCTGGTGTATGCCTTCCACGATGCCGACCATCCCGCGCCTGAAAATCTGAGGCTGATAGTCACAATCGCGCATAAGTTTAACGAGGTCACCGACTTTCATCAGCAACCTCCACAGATGGGCAGGATGCCCACGTGGGCGAGAGCCACGACGATCGGAGTGCCGATCAACATCGTGAGCGCGATAGCCATGCGATCGATGGCTCGTTCTTCTTGTTCCGTCATCATTGAGACTTCCCCTTGTGTTTGACCTTGCGGCTATACTTGGACTTGTCCTTGTGCTTTCCAGCACCCGAACGCAGATGTGCCCGCACTGCGAGCCAGTTGCGGGCTTTAGACTTCTTAGCCATTGATAACCTCCAAGTTCTCCCTGTTCATTGTCGCGAGAAGCTCGCCGGAAGTGAGCAGGATAGCCCACGCGCCTCGCTCGGTCCTCGGAACCTTTGTGATGATCCCCATTTGACCCTCATAGGTCAAGAAGGGCCGCGCTATCCTTACCAAATCGCCAACCTTGATCATATCTCTCCCTGATTACTTCTGTATTATCTCATACGCGAGAGCAAAGATCAAGTCACGAAATGTCACGAACGCGAAACAAGGCATAGCGAGCGGTGCGTGCATCGCAATACCCTGCCTGTCTCCAGCCATTTCACCGACACGACCGTGCCGGGTCGGTTAGTTCCGACGATGATCCCCAGGCCAGGATGTAGCGTCGGTGGTCGCTTGCGAACGAGGTCACCGACTTTCACTTATTACCTCCAGCCACATTATCGGCTCCCAATCCAGGCGACCACCACCATCGGACCACAGGATCCCCGCGCGGGGGTTTCCCTCCATCTTATCGAGCGCAGGCGGAACCATCCTCGCCACAATGCCGACAACCCGATCGCCAGCCTCGTCACCGATACCGCCCGCATTGGGCATAGTCACCAGATCACCGACTTTCACAGCACACCCATACACGCGCTGATAACGACAGTCGCCAGCCCGATGAGCGGGATCCCGATGAACACCAGCCCGAGTATGAATAACGCATCTTTAACTTGCATCGGCAAGCTCCAAGAACTTGAGAAATGACTGATCCAGAATGACGCGCTGACCCTTGACAAATACCGCATGATTAACGATCCTTGTGCCGTCTTCACGCTCGATCACATCCTCGCCCAAGTATAACACAGCCCCGCAGTCCTCCCAGAAGTTGGCGCGGGAGCGTGGCAGCATCCACTTGTGCCTGACCTCGTATAGTTCACCGACTTTCATTGATTACCTCCAGCAGACTAACTTTAACCGTATCCCTCACACCGTCAGACCATAGGACAATCCAGTGCGCGGGCGAAGGAAGTTGTTTAATCAGCAAGCCAACCCGGTCGTCGCCGCCCAAATGACCATAATGCAATAACTTTACCAAATCACCGACTTTCATTTGATCACCACCAGACGGCTGGATTTCTGTGTCGATGTCTCTCCGTGATTCCACAGGATCTTAACGTCATTACGTCCGACGTATACGCCAACCTCAATAACCAGACCGATCAGGCCCAAGCCGACAGCCCACTTCTGCGAATAGGGATCGTATTTCACCAGATCACCGACTTTCATGCTTCCAACTTTGTCTTAATGACTTCGATGCTATAGCCCATCTGATTATCCCAGGTATACTCGGCCCACTCGCCAAAGATCCCCCACAGCTTATTGCGATCCATGCCTCGCATCTTCTCAAGATCCCACTCGATCGGCTTCTCGTCTTTCATCAGGCCGACCATACGCGACTCCATCACGCGATTGGCGTCTTCTTCGTCCTCGACACCGAGGAGTTGGAGCACGTCAGCAATAGCCGCGAGACACGCGCCTTTCTCGGTCAAGTGCGTGCTTGCAAACTGCTCGCCTTCATAGCTTCCAGACAAAACCCATACAATCATCTTTAACCTACCAGTCGATTGGATCGTTGGAGAAGTCGCGAGAAACCGGGCTTGCGGTGCCCTTCATCATGCGCTCGTTGCGGCGGTCTGCTGCCATCGAGGAGGCTTTAACCTGCTCGCGGGCGTCAATGCCTGCCTGGACCATATCGAGGGCAGCATCGACCACAGGGGAGCCGCTGAATGGATCCTCTGGACGATTCAACGCCTCAAACAGATCCATGCACAACTCGGTCAGTGCGCCGATCTCATCTTCGATCTCCGGGTCGCCTACCGTGGCGAGGCAGTCCGTCAGATCCTCGATGCGAGCATCCAGCGCGTCCATGATGTGGGTGATTTCAATCTCGGTCAAGTCGATTTTCAAGATGTACCTCCTTCGTACACATATAATATAGCATCGGAGAGCCTCCAGGTCAAGTCACGAAATGTCACGACTCGCGACATCATCCCAGGCGACCTCGAATCCATAGTTGGCGATCGTCAACAAGGCGTGAAGGATCAAGGTGACTCCGGTTGCCTCTCGTATGTTTCCAGTCGCGCACCACATCACCACCATTGTGATAAGTATAGACAGCAGGCGCCAGCATACAACTTTAACTATCCTGTGCTTCATCTTCCACCAACTCCAGAAACATCTCATGGAACTTTAACGTCTTGCCATTCGTCATATAGACGTAGTATTGATCGCGGTGTGAGACAGTGACACCTTGATTGTTATAGAGCCTTGTTCCATTCGCATAACTGTGAATGTGGCCCATCCGTGAGGCGGGCATGTCTTCTTGATGTGTGCCCTCTTTGACGCGCACAAAGTCGCCAATGACGAAGGCAGGCGTGGCACTAAGTGTCTTCTCGCTCATCATCTTCGTCCGTGTCTTTTAGCATATTCTCTATGCTTGTTAAGTATCCGTCCAAGTCCTTACTTAAAAATGCGTCCATCTTTGGCTCAATGGGCACATACATGATTGACGTGGAAACGTCAGGCAGATCCTTCATTATTCCCTCCAGAATGTTTTTGAGCATTTCCAACTCGTTAATGGTTTCATCCATTTCCGCGAGTTCTTTTTCCTCTTCCTGTTTTGCTTTCCAGGCTCGATAATCTTTTAAGTTAACTAAGTCGCCCATATCAAAACGGCGCCTCATCTTTGGACAGCGGAGAGGTTGCCCAGACCATCGGGTGCATTACCATATCCGCGTGACGCTTGGCGCGTCCAACGTGGCAGGATGTGGTTTGCGAATGGTAAGATCCGCCTCCTGCGGTAAAGTCTGCCACAACGCACTGACCGCCCTCGGTTCTATGTCCGATTTTGAGGTTATACGAAAACAAGTCACCATCGATCGACTTGAGGGTGTTCTTGTGGTTGCGAGCCTCGCGGCCCTCGGACCAAAGTGAAATAACGCTGTCATTTGAAACGACGGGAATAGCCATGTGAAACCTCCTTGCTGTTCACAATAGTAAATATATCACCGGAGTGATTTATAGTCAATGATTTTCTTGTAATCAAATGTCACGGTGTCCAACCGTTCCATATTGCGTCTGCGAACTGCTTGGCTCCTCGCAAGCTCCGCATATCTTCAAACTTTATATCCTCGCTCTCCACCGCATCCTGCTGGGCCTTCATATATCCACGGAGAGCCTTGATAAATGCGATCTTGCTAAACCGCTTATCCATCCCGCGACTTTCCACACGTGCGTCAAACTGCCTACACAATGTCGTAATCATCTTGTGGGACGCTTCAAGTCCCTGGATGTCGTCTGTATCTACAACTAATGTCATTTTCATTGTGCTGTCCTGTGCCTGGAAAGGAAAAATCTGGCGCGAAGTTTTGCTATCAAAACTCGATGGAGCGCCTAACCCCTACATCCCAAAATCCGCTGCCCCGCTCCTCGATGTCCTCAATCTCCTCACCGATGCGAACGAACCGATAGCACTGGTCACCATCCACGTGAGTGATCGGGGTTGGGCTCATATCTGCCTTCGCCTGCTCGTCGGATACAGGAACGTGCTCGCTGTCGCACCAATCGAGGAAATCTTGAATAGCGGCAACGCCCTCATAGGAGTCATACCACTTGATACAATCCCATGCGAAAAGCATATTGCCCTTCTCTTCGTAGTCATCGTGACGAGTGGCTTCATCAAAGCACAAGGCGCGAGCGTCAGGCGACTTCGCCATCGTGACCATAAACTGAGGCATAACCTCTTTACCAACAACTAAAACAACTTCTGACCTGTAGCCCATAGAGCCCTCCTTGATTACCCCTGTATTATCTCACAGGCGAGAGAGGATGTCAACAAGAATCTTGTCGCGAAATGTCACGATGCTGACACGACCTCAAGTTCAATCAACGGCACCCAAGTAACTCGCATATCGTCGGCAAACCACGCGACATCTGCGCCGTTACCGATTCCCATCTTAACTATAACGCCCATCTGTGTTGTGGCTATGCTTCCGAAATAATCCGGTAGCGTCCACCGCACAACATCACCCGACTTCACTTACTACCCTTATATGATGCTCGGGCCACCATCCAATCGGTGAGGACGGCGACGACCACATTATCTTCACATCTTTCTCTATCTTTGTGTTGCTGTACTTTCTCACTTCTGCTCTTCTTGTTTCCAAAACCAAACCAATACATTTTAATCCTCTTTCTTCATCGTAGTGCGCGACTACCAAATCGCCGCGCTTCATCTAATCATTTCCACCATTATACAAAATCCCATCCACAACGGATAATGGGCGTAACTTACGATACCGCGCCAGTGTAGCCAACGAGGTAAATAGTGATAATCCCACAGCCGAATACCAAAATAAAGAGCAGGTATGCCAATGGCAAGCTCCACAATCCAAATCCAAAGCGGATAAGTGATGTAACGAATCAAATCCGATCCCACCAAACCGATCACAAAATCAAATCCATAAGATAGTCCGAAAGCGTAAACAGGAAACATCCAAAGCGAAGTATGACCCATCAAGTTTAACTGCTTTTTCTGGATCAAATCTCGGAGAGCAGTGAAGCACAGCTCCACCATCAATCCAAATACTCCCCAAAACATCAAATAGTTTATATCCACTTAATCCTCGTCACACCCTACTCCCAGAAAATCTGCAAATCCGCATAAAAGCCATTCAAAACCATTAAATACGATTACCGTAAGAGTTAAAATGGCTAACGGTTCTGCTAAAAGTTCAATGTATTGTATCATCACCGTAATCAATGTAGTAGGTAACTTTTTTTCTTACCTCATCTAACTTAACTACATTGTCCGGTACATTTTCTGCCGTTTTTTCTTGTTCTTCTAACATTCTCTCGTCTTCTTTAGCTGCGCGATGATCTTGCCACCACCAGTAAGCGGAGCCTGCCAAATAGTTAATGACGTGCCCGAGAGCAAAGAAGCCCGCTAAAGCTATGAGAAGCGATCCCCATTCCGCAGAATCCATCATAGAGCCTCCAGAAGAGGAATACCAGCGGGCACTTCACCCTCGACCATTCCGCCGTGCTTTGCGATCACAAGCGATACCACTGTTGCGGGAACGTAAGCGTACACTGTTTCTGTGGGGCTATCAGGATCCTCGGCATACTCCAGCAATAAGTCTTCGCTCTCATTCGGAAAGCCCACCTCCACGTCAGTATACCGATCGGCATTGCTGATGCGGGGGCTACAATATGATGTGCTGTTCGCCTGAACTGACATTGAAAAGCCATCTTTGCAAACAACTTTTTTATTCATCTTAAACTTAAACATTTCTTATTCTCCTTTCCGAGTTAATGGGTCGGTTGCCACTTCGTGAAGACATGCGCGCCGACATTCTTCTTTATTCTGGAAACGATACACAAGCAGGGATCCTGACTCCTTCTGGTGTATGCGCGTGCCGTACTGTAGATTTGGATATGACTCCAAGTAAGAAAGCCACTGCTCGCGTATCTCTCCAGGGCTTCCTGTGATAAAATGCTGTACCATCATTTTCTCCTTATAGTATAAATGGTAGGGAAGGCAGGATTTGAACCTGCGACCAATCGCATATAAGACGACCACTCTTACCGCTGAGTTACTCCCCCA